AATTAAACAATGGCAACAACTTATGCAGTAATAAATTTGTCTGATACAAACGCTATTTTGTTCAGTCAAGTAAATCAGTCTTCTGCTCAAACTATGAGAAGAAACGTGGCTAACACGCAGGGTGTTTTGTCTTATCAGGTAGAGCCAAGCTTTATTACTAACGGTTCGTTAACGCCTGTTCAGACTTATGACCATGACGGTATTTTAGCTTTATTAGCTACACCAGAGTGGACACCAGAAGATCCTGAATAAAAAATCAAATCAATTTAATTTAATCAAATGAAAGTAAAAGAAGAACAACTAACTAAAATCAAAGATCAACAAGAAAAGCTAAACGAGTTAATACACAATATAGGTTTATTAGAATCACAGAAGCACGGGCTGCTTCATGAAATAGCTAAAGTAAATGTTGATATTGAAGAATATAAGCAAGAGCTTGAAAAAGAATATGGTGCTATAAATATTAATTTAGAAGATGGTACATATACAGAAATAGAAGAGGAAGAAGTTCCAGTAGCTGCTGTATAATGTCTAGCGTAATTAGAAAAATTAGTATAGGCTCTGACTACAAGAACGATGCTATGCATTATTCTGTTGGTCAAGAAGTATACGGTGGACATAACATTTGCGATATATTATTTAGTGATACAGATCACTCATATAATATTTACATAACTAAAAATAAGGAAGTACTACCTTGGAAAAAGTTTAATCGCAATATGGCAGTTTCTGTAGAGTATGATCTCAATTACTAATGAGAAGTTTATATAGCTTTATAATAAAACCTTTAAGTGAAAGATATGAAAACGTTAAAAAGGTTGAAGACAAAGAACTTATCATTAATTCAAACATTGAAGATCATAGGTTTGTTAGCAAAAAAGCTGTTGTTGTTTCTACTCCAGCAGCTTATGCCACGAAGATAAATATAGGTGACGAAGTTTACGTACACCACAATATATTTAGAAGATGGTATGATATGCGAGGCAACGAAAAAAACTCTGCTACATTTTTTAAAGATGATTTGTATTTTGCTTACCCAGAGCAAATCTATATGTATAATTTAAAATCACATTTAGATTATTGTTTTGTAGCGCCTATAAAAAATAAATCTTATTTAAGCACTTCTAAAGAGCAAGAGCACTTTGGTATATTAAAATATTCTAATAGTGCGTTAGAAGCCGCAGGAATAACACCTGGAACACTTGTAGTCTTTACGCCATACTCTGAGTTTGAGTTTATTATAGGTGACGAAAGACTTTATTGTATGAAATCAAATGATATAGCTATAACCCATGAAAACGAAGGAAACGAGGAAGAATATAATCCAAGCTGGGCGCAAAGCAGTTGATGAGCTAATTAAAGTAGCTGAAGAAAAAATCATCACGCATACTGAAGATGATGTATCAGCTGACAGATTAAAAAACGCAGCAGCAACTAAAAAGCTTTGTATCATGGACGCTTTTGAAATACTACAGCGTATTGAAGAAGAAGAAGCTATATTAAATGGTGAAACTAAAGAAAAGAAGGAAGAAAGAAGCTTTAGGGGTTTTGCTGAAGGGAGGAGCAAGTGAGTTACGAGCAAACGCTATGGCGTGAAGTAAAAGACGTTATAAATCCTAAATACCTTAAAAAACAAAATAGATATAAAAAATGGGAGTATGGTTATAACGCAGAATATGATTTTGTTTGTATAAGTAAAAATGGAACTATTGGATCGATCATCGAAATACAAAATCTCCGCATTGCTCTACCAGCAGCAAATGAACCGTATAAACGAGGAGAAAAAAAGAAGGAACAATACTGGGAAAGATTTGAATACCCAAAAGAATTACAAAGAATAAAGACTAGATTTGATTGGGAAGAATACCCAATTGATTTTAAAGAAAAGTGGTACGATTATATAGATGAAGAATTTAAGCGAAGAGAACAAGGTTTTCATTTCTACAACAATGGCGATCTTGTATATATTACTGGTACTCATTACATGTACTTGCAGTGGTCAAAAATCGATGTCGGTGCACCCGACTATAGAGAAGCAAATAGATTATTCTTTATATTCTGGGAAGCGTGCAAAGCAGATAACAGATGTTACGGAATGTGTTATCTTAAAAACAGACGGTCTGGTTTCTCCTTTATGGCATCAGCAGAATTGGTTAATATGGCGACAATATCAAGCGACTCAAGATTCGGTATATTATCAAAGTCTGGATCAGACGCAAAGAAAATGTTCACCGATAAGGTTGTTCCAATATCTGTTAATTATCCGTTCTTCTTCAAGCCAATACAAGATGGTATGGATAGACCAAAAACAGAGTTGGCTTACAGAGTTCCAGCGTCTAAACTCACGAGACGAAAACTCGAAGAGAATATAAAAGCTTTAGACTTACAAGGTCTAGATACTACTATTGATTGGAAAAACACAGGTGACAACTCTTACGATGGTGAAAAGCTAAAACTACTAGCACACGATGAAAGTGGTAAGTGGGAACGCCCTGATAATATATTAAACAATTGGCGAGTTACAAAAACTACGTTACGTCTAGGATCAAGGATTGTAGGTAAATGTATGATGGGCTCAACATCAAATGCATTAGATAAAGGTGGAGAAAACTTCAAAAAATTATACTATAATTCAGACGTTACAAAAAGAAATAGAAACGGACAAACATCTTCTGGCCTCTATTCTCTTTTCATCCCTATGGAGTGGAACTACGAAGGATTCATGGATACTTATGGATCACCTGTCTTTCTTAGACAAGAGAGTCCAACAAAAGGAAGAGACGGTTTTGAGATTACAACAGGAGTTATTGAACACTGGGAAAACGAAGTCGAGGGATTAAAGCATGACAGCGACAGCTTAAACGAATATTATAGACAGTTTCCAAGAACTGAACAACATGCTTTCAGGGATGAAACTAAAAATAGTTTATTTAATTTAACTAAACTATACGAGCAAATAGATTACAACGAAGAGATGCGTAATACTGCTAATGTAACAAGAGGTAGTTTTATGTGGCAGGGCGGTATAAAAGATACAAGGGTTGTATTTAATCCAAATAAAAATGGTAGGTTCTTAATATCTTGGGTTCCACCTAAAAACTTGCAAAACCGAGTGATTATAAAAAATGGAACAAAGTACCCTGGAAACGAGCATATTGGCGCGTTTGGTTGTGACTCTTACGATATATCAGGAACTGTGGATGGCAAAGGATCTAATGGTGCGCTTCATGGACTTACTAAGTTTTCAATGGAAGATGCTCCACCTAATCATTTCTTTTTGGAGTATGTAGCAAGACCTCAAACTGCTGAGATATTTTTTGAAGATGTTTTAATGGCTATGGTATTTTATGGTATGCCTATACTTGCTGAAAATAACAAACCAAGATTATTATACCATATAAAAAGAAGAGGTTATAGAGGGTTTAGTATGAACCGCCCTGATAAAGTTTGGAACAAGTTATCGCCAACAGAAAAAGAAATAGGTGGTATACCAAACACGAGTGAAGACATTAAGCAAGCACACGCTGCTGCAATTGAAAGTTATATAGAAGAATATATAGGTTTGATAGATCATGGATATGGTGATATGTACTTTCAAAAAACATTAGAAGACTGGGCACAGTTTAATATTAACAACAGGACAAAGCATGATGCTTCTATTAGTTCTGGACTTGCTATTATGGCTTGTAATAAAAATAGATATCGACCAGTCGCAGAACGAAATAAAAAAATTGTTAATTTAGGTATAAAGAAATACGACAATACAGGTTATGTTTCAAAAATAAAATAAATGAGTATAATTCCAAACGCAAATCCAAATAGTTCTTTTCCAAGTCAGGTAGTACCTGATGCTGAAAAAGCTACTTACGACTATGGTTTAAGAGTTGGTAGAGCAATAGAATCAGAGTGGTTTAGAAATGACAGAGGTTGGTATGATAGATTCAATACTAACTACAATAATTTCCATAGATTAAGATTATACGCTAGAGGTGAACAGTCTGTACAAAAGTATAAAGATGAATTATCTATTAACGGAGATTTATCTTATTTAAATCTAGACTGGAAGCCAGTACCTGTTATACCTAAATTTGTAGATATTGTTGTCAACGGTATGTCACAAAGAAGTTACGATATTAAAGCGTATGCCCAAGATCCTGAGTCTATAATGAAAAGAACTGCTTATGCAGAAGCTCTTCAGAGAGACATGATGCAAAAAGATCTTATAAATCAAATAAAACAAGTTACTGGTTTAGATGTATCAAAATCTCAAGGTGTTGGATTAGAATTAGAAAATGAAGAAGATTTGCAGTTACATATGCAGATGAATTATAAAGAGTCTATTGAAGTAGCTGAAGAAGAAGTAATTAACCAAGTATTAGATTATAATAGATATGATTTAATAAGACGTAGATTAAACTATGACTTAACTGTACTTGGTATTGCTTGTGTAAAAACTAGATTTGATAGATCAAATGGTATTAAAGTAGACTATGTAGATCCATCTAGCTTAGTTTATTCATATACTGAAGATCCTAACTTTGATGATTTATATTACGTAGGTGAAGTTAAAAATATTAGTATACCTGAGCTTAAAAAGCAGTTTCCATATTTAACAGCTAGTGAAATAGAAGAAATACAAAAGTATCCTGGTAATCAAAACTACACTAGAAACTGGAGTGGTAGATATGATGATCAAACTGTACAAGTACTTTATTTTGAATATAAAACATTTACTAATCAAGTATTTAAAATAAAAGAAACTTCATCAGGACTTGAAAAAGCATTAGAAAAACAAGATACATTTGTTGACGCACCAGAAACAGATAGTTTCAAAAAAGCGTTTAGATCAATTGAAGTATTATATTCAGGTGCTAAAATACTAGGGCACGAAATGATGCTTAAATGGGAAGTAGCTGAAAATATGACTAGGCCAATGGCTGATACTACTAGGGTAAATATGAGTTACAATATAGTAGCGCCAAGACTATATAAAGGTCGTATAGAATCAATTGTAAGCAGAATAACTGGCTTTGCTGATATGATACAGCTTACACATTTAAAACTGCAACAGGTGATGTCTAGGATGGTTCCTGATGGTGTATTTGTAGATGTAGATGGTTTAGCAGAAGTAGATCTTGGCAATGGAACAAACTATAACCCAGCTGAAGCGATGAACATGTATTTTCAAACAGGTTCTATTGTTGGTCGTTCATTTACTCAAGATGGTGGACCAAATCCTGGTAAAGTTCCAATACAAGAAATACAAACATCAAATGGTCTTGGTAAAATACAGAGTTTAATACAGACTTACGAGTATTACCTTAAAATGATAAGAGATGTGACCGGATTAAATGAAGCTAGAGATGGAAGTACTCCAGACAAATATGCTTTAGTTGGTTTACAAAAACTTGCAGCTGCTAATTCTAATACAGCTACAAGACATGTGTTACAGTCTAGTTTATATTTAACGTTAAAGACATGTGAAAATATATCGCTAAGAGTTGCTGATGCATTAATGTTTCCGATGACTAAACAATCACTTATGTCTAGTATATCTAGGTATAACGTTGGAACATTAGATGAGTTATCTAAATTAAATATACATGACTTTGGTATATTCTTACAATTAGAACCAGACGAAGAAGAAAAGCAAATATTAGAGCAAAACATACAAATAGCTTTACAAGCTGGACAAATAGATCTTGAAGATGCTATAGATATTAGAGAAGTTAACAACTTAAAGTTAGCTAATCAAATGTTAAAGAAACGTAGAAAAGATAAAGCAGCGAGAGATCAACAAGCACAACAAGCTAATATACAAGCTCAAGCTCAAGCAAATGCACAAGCAACTGAAGCTGCAGCATTAGCAGAAACACAAAAGCAACAAGTGCTAACTGAACAGAAGATGCAACTTGAAAAAGCTAAGTCTGACTTTGAGATACAAAAGATGGAAAGAGAAGCTCAGATAAAGCAACAATTAATGGAACTTGAATTTAACTACAATGTTCAATTAGCTAAAGCACAAGGTGAAGCTAAGAAAAATACTGAAGCTTACAAAGAAGACAGAAAAGACGAAAGAACTAAAATACAAGCAACACAACAATCAGAATTAATTGATCAAAGAAAAAACGATTTACTACCAAAAAACTTTGAGTCCGCAGGTAGTGACACATTAGGCGGATTTGGTCTAGAGCAGTTTATGCCTAGATAATTATTAACTATTATATTATATTATGTCAGAAGAAGTAAAACAAGAGGGTGATTTTAAAATTAAGAAAAAACCAGGTCGTCCTAGAAAACTAGCTTCTCAAAAAGAAGAAGCAATAAAAGTAGATTTAAGTAAAAAAGAAGAAGAAAATGCCGTTCAAGAGCAAACAACAGATGAAGTACCTGTTCGCGACGAATCCGGAGCTAGCGAAGAAGTTCCTCAAGAAAACGTCAAACAAACAACTGAAGAACCTACCGAAGAGAGCAAAGAAGAGGAAGTAATTCCAATACAGGAAATTACAGAAGAAGTTAAAGAAGAAGTTGTACAAGAAACAGTACAAGAGCAACCAGTTGTAGAACAAAAACAACTTCCAGAAAATATAGAAAAGCTTGTAGCTTTTATGGAAGAAACTGGTGGAACTGTTGAAGACTATGTTAGGATTAATGCTGATTATTCAAACGTAGATAATAATACATTACTTAGGGAATACTACAAACAGACTAAACCACATCTAGATGCAGAAGAAATATCTTTTATTATGGAAGATAATTTTTCATATGATGAAGAAGTGGATGAAGAGCGAGATATAAGAAAGAAAAAACTTGCTTACAAAGAAGAAATTGCAAAAGCTAAAAACTTTTTGGAAAGTTTAAAGAGCAAATATTACGAGGAAATCAAGTTGAGGCCCGGTGTAACTCAAGAACAACAAAAAGCAGTTGACTTTTTCAATAGATATAACGAAGAACAACAAGCTGTGCAACAACAGCATAATCGTTTTAAATCTAATACTAAAAATTTTTTCAACCAAGATTTCAAAGGTTTTGATTTTAACATTGGTGAAAAGAAGTTTAGGTATGGGGTTAATAACACAAGCGAAGTTGCAGATACTCAATCTGATCTTACTAACCTAATCGGGAAGTTCTTAGATAATAAAGGTGAAGTTAAAGATTACAAAGGGTATCATAAAGCTATTTATGCAGCGCAAAATGTTGATACTATTGCTAATCATTTTTATGAGCAAGGCAAGGCCGATGCTGTTAAAGATATGATGGCAAAATCTAAAAATATAAGCAATGAACCAAGGACTACGTCTACTGGTGATGTTTATATTAATGGATTAAGGGTAAAAGCAATAAACGGTGTAGACAGTTCTAAGTTAAAAATAAAAACAAAAAAAATAACTTAAACTAAAATTAAAAATTATGAGTTTTGCAACGGGTGGAGCATTTCCACCAAGTTTAATTCCTCACCAAAAGAAAATGACTTTACAGTCAAATTATCTTTCTTTTAACGATGGTGGTGGTAATGATTTTGCTCAACAATATCTTCCTGAGTTGTATGAAGCAGAAATAGAAAGATACGGAAACCGTACTTTACAAGGTTTCTTGAGAATGGTAGGAGCTGAAATGCCTATGAGTTCTGATCAAGTAATTTGGTCTGAACAAAATAGACTTCACGTATCTTACGATAATGTAATTAAAAACGGTACTCACCATATTGATATTCCAATCGAAGCTGGTAAAGAGTGTGTTATTAGAGTTAGTCAAACTGTTGTTATCTCTGATGGTATAAATACTGTTAAAGCTTTAGTTAAAACAGTTGGTCTTAGAAGTGCTGTTGTTGCTAATCACGCTAGAGTATTAGTTGAAACTTATCAAGTTGCTAATTTAAATACACTTGCTGCTACAGCTACATTAAAAGTGTTTGTATATGGTTCTGAATTTGCTAAAGGAACAAACGGAATGGTTGGTTCTGTTGAGCCTGATTTTACTCAGTTTAGCAATAAGCCTATTATACTAAAAGATCATTTTGAAATAAATGGTTCTGATACTGCTCAAATTGGTTGGGTTGAAGTTGCTACTGAAGATGGTACTTCTGGATACTTATGGTATTTAAAATCTGAGTCTGAAACAAGATTAAGATTTGAAGACTACATGGAAATGGCAATGGTTGAAGCTGAGAAAAAAGGTGGTGGTAACGTTACTTTAGATGGTTCTGAAGGTTTATTTGCTGCTATTGAAGATAGAGGTAATGTATATAACGATTTTGCTGGTGCTGCTGCTCCTGGAGCTGGCGCATTAGGAGATTTTGATACTATCCTTAAGCAACTAGACACACAAGGTGCTATTGAAGAAAACATGCTTTTCTTATCAAGACAAACTGCTCTTGACTTTGATGATATGATTGCTGCTATGAACGGATCATACGCTTCAACTGGAGCTGCTTCTTACGGTTTATTTAACAACGAAGAAGATATGGCGCTTAACTTTGGTTTCTCTGGTTTTAGAAGAGGTTCTTATGACTTCTATAAAACTGATTGGAAATATCTTAATGATTTTGCAACAAGAGGAAATATTGGTGACATTGATGGTGTATTAATTCCTGCTGGAACTTCTACAGTATATGATCAAATTATGGGTCAAAACATCAGACGTCCTTTCTTGCATGTAAGATATAGAGCTTCTGAAGCTGATGATAGAAGAATGAAGTCTTGGATTACTGGTTCAGTAGGTGGAGCTTTCACTTCTTCATTAGATGCAATGCAAGTACATTTCTTATCTGAAAGATGTCTTTGTGTACAAGGTGCTAACAATTTCGTATTGTTTAAGTCAACTGTATAATTATTAACATTTTAAAGATTAGAAATTATGGCTAAAATGATTGAAGCAAAATACAACACTGATCAACCTTTATATATTCCTTCTGAGGAATTATTAAAGATTGTCGCTGCTCACGGTTCAAACAATTGTGTGTTTACTTACATTGGTGGCTCAACTATTACAGTTGGCCAGACTCTAGCTGACGCTGCTGCGGCTAGAGCTTTAGAAGCTAGTTTACAAGCTTCTTGGTTAAAATGTATAAACGCTGGTCCAGATGCTTCTGGAACTGTACTTAACACAAATGTGTTTACTACTGTAGCGTAAAACAATAATAAGATCCCGCTTCGGCGGGGTCTTTATTAGTTATTATATTATATTATATTATGGAAACAAAAGAAAAGAAAAAACCTCAAGTTAAAAAAAATACTTGGGAAATAAAAGATAGATATTATCATTTATTAAATGATAATTCACCATTAACGTTTAGAGTTAATTCAAGACATTCTGCAAGAAAACCATTAATGTGGTTTGATGAAGAAAAAGGTTATAATAGAGAGCTTAGATACGCTACTAATCAAAAGTCTTGTTTTGTAGATGAGCAAGATGGTTTAGTTACATTAGGCCATATTGTATTTGAAAATGGTGTATTAATGGTTCCAAAATCAAATGTGGCTTTGCAGAAAATGCTTTCACTATATCATCCAAATAAAAATAAATTATATTCTGAAAGAGATGATGCTGAAGAAGCTGTAGAGCATTTAGATTATTTAGAACTAGAAGTTAAAGCTATGAATACAGCCATGCAAATGGATGTTGATGAAGCTGAAGCTATATTAAGGGTAGAACTTGGTTCAAAAGTTTCTACAATGAGTTCTAAAGAATTAAAAAGAGATTTAGTATTAATGGCTAGGGAAAATCCTGAGCTATTTATAGAACTAGCTAATGATGAAAATGTTGGACTTAGAAATATGGGTATTAGAGCAACTGAAACTAATATTATAAGTCTATCTCAAGACCAAAGAACTTTCTCTTGGGCTAGTAACGGTAGAAAACTAATGAACGTTCCATTTGATGAAAACCCATATTCGGCTTTAGCCGCTTGGTTTAAAACAGATGAAGGCGTAGAAGTTTACAAGTCTATCGAGAAAAAGTTAAAATAATAAGTGATTATAATCATAAGGGGCTGCGATTGGCAGCCTCTTTTTTAAAATATTTACAATGGCAGTAAGCGTAGATACAGTATATAAAACCGTATTACTTATACTTAATAAAGAACAAAGAGGTTATATGACGCCTGATGAGTTTAATAAAATAGGTAGTCAAGTACAGAGAGAGATATTTGAAGCTTATTTTGAAGATTTAAATCAACAAGTGCGTATACCTCAAACTGATATGGAGTATTCTGATCGTGTAGCCATTACAGACGAAAAAATAGCAGAGTTTAAAAATGAAGCTAACGCTATACACACTACAGGTGGTATATTTACACTGCCTTCTGATTTATATAGATTAGGCTCCTTAACGTTTGAACCTAATAATAAATTTCCCGTAGAAGTGCAGAGAGTGGGTAGAGCAGAATTTTATAACATAAATAAATCTCCTCTTACTAGACCAAGTTTTGATCAGCCAATTTACTTATACGAAGACAACAAAGTATTAGTTTACCCTACAAATATAAGCTCAAAAATTAGAGCTCAATACGTTAAAAAACCAAGTGATATAAAATGGGCTTTTACAGTTGGTGGTTTAGGTCAATATGAGTTTGATGCTGCTAACGCAATAGAGTTTGAATTACATAACTCTGAAAGAACAGAAATTATATTAAGAATATTGCTATATCAAGGTATAGTTATAAGAGATCCACAAGTTATACAAGTAGCTGCACAAAAAGTACAACAAGAAGAAGTAAACGAAAAATCATAATAAATGGCATTACTAAACGAAACTAACG